GAATAATATGGAAGAAGAAAAAAGAACAAAGATAGAGCTTAGGTTAGCACACCTACGGCAAGAGGCTGTGTCTTTGGGAGACTCTTTAACAGGGAGCGACCCAGAGTATATGCAAACTCTTGATGCGTGGTATGATGCAGTCAGAGAGATTGAAGAGATTGAATATGGAATGAGACCTCCATTTCTTTCTGGATACCTTGCAATACCTAAAGGCATGGTGGTATTAAGAGGTGGAGACTATCCATTAATGGAAGGTCTTATTGATGAGAACTGCAAACTTGTGGTAACAGAAGAAGCTTTAAAGAAAGCAAATCCATAGAAGCAATGCCTGAATGTCCTAGCAGAGTATCGCTGAATGACCTAGGTAAGCTTAAAACAGCTATGGATTAAGCAGGGGGGAAGAGCCTCATGGGCAGGTCCCGTGGACGAACTCCCCTGCATTATAGACGAGGGACTGATTGGATAGGTGCTGGTCTGCAAAACCAGTTTAAGCGGGTTCGATTCCCGTCTCGTCTTCAAAAGTATTAGGCAGAGTTGAGAGTTGATACCGTGAGGTCAGCCAAGGGCTTTAGATAGGGTAACTTTCATTGCCCACTCGAATTGTAGTCCTTTTTGAGGCTCTGCCGACATTAAGTAAAGGAGAATAAAATGAAAAAAGCTGACTTTAGTGGAAAGCTAAAAGAACAAAAGATAGACAGGTTAAATGATTATATATTTGAACTGGCATCTTGGTGTTATAATGTAGAAGGTAGTGCTTATATGAAAGAGATGCACGAAAGAACAGAAGAAACTGACCCTGGTGGTTATGCTATAGGTAAGTTTCGTGATATGCAGAAAGACTTTGTGTGGTGGTATGGTGGATTAGATGCCGAGCACAGAAGACGATTAGCTAAAATAATATATGAAAGGAGGCAGAATCGTTATGAGCAAGAAGATAGATAAAGACAAGATAGTTGAGGGCTTAGAAGCAGCAAAGACTATATATCCTGAGATATTTGGAACAAGTAGTTCTTTTGTTGATGACTTCAATAAAATGCTGGAGGTTATAGGACATAATCCTTCAGATAAAATGAAAGAAAAGTTAGAAAACCTAACAGAAGCGTCAGATAAGATGCTTAAACAAGAAGAAAAAACAAAACAATCAGTCAAAGCAGCACAAGCTGAGATTGATAAACTAAAGAAAGAAGGTATATAATGGGATTTGATTTATACGGAGAAAATCCAAAAATGCGTAAACCTGCAGACAAGTTTCCTGTCTATGGCAAGTATGTAGATATGGGCTTTCAAGAAAAACAAAAGGTCTTTAAAAAAGATGAAGCTCTACAATCTATGTATTACAAAGAGATGTCTGAGTATGAAGAAGCTAACCCTGGTTTCTATTTTAGGAACAACTGTTGGTGGTGGAGACCATTGTGGAATTATGTTTGTGAAAACTGTCAAGATTTCCTTGATGATGATGATTGCGAAGCAGGTGGCTATAATGATGGTAAAATAATCAACCAACGTAAAGCAGGCAAAATTGCCAAAAGGTTAAACTCTATGCTAGATGAAGGGATTGTCAAAGAGCATGAAGTTATGCATGAAGCAGAAAGACTTGCTGCTAAAGAGAACAATAAAGGCAAGGAGATTGATGATGAAGGTTACATGTGGGGAGCAAGCTATCCGTTCTGCGAAGATAATGTTAGAGAGTTTGCTAACTTCTGTGCTGAGTCAGGTGGTTTCAGTATATGTTAGAAAACATGTTTGGGCTTTTAGTTATCATTCTTATTATACTTACCATTATTGGAAAGGTATTGAGATAGCCTTGAGACTAAATAAGACTATTAACGAGTATTAAAAATAATTTTAATATTGCTTGGTATATTAAAGTATTTAATGTATTATTGAATATTGAGATTTGCTTAAAAAGAGGAGTTATATGGATACAGAACATACAACATATGTGATTAAATCTATTCCCAGAGACACCTGGAGAAAATTTAAGATAAGGTTTATGGAAGATGGATTTGACACATGCAACAAAACGCTGTTAACAATCATAGATAAATATTCCAAAGGTGAGATTAATGTCTCAGGCTAGTCCTGTTGATATTGAAGGCATTTATAAAGATTACATATCTAAAAAGAACGAAAAAAATAGAGCTGAACGTTACGTAGGCAAGGAAGAATACTACCACGCAAGCAGTACGGGCTCCTGTTCTAGAAAGATATGGTTTGAATCTATTCAGAAGGCTACGCCAACTGATGAGCCTGACAATAGAGCGCAGAGGCTTCTTCGTTTAGGAACGATTGTTCATGATGACATACAAAATGCTTTGTTACAATACAATGTAACAATACATAGTAACAAAGAAAAAGAAAATAATATAAAAGAAAAAGAAACTAAATTCTTAGTAGAAAAGGAAATTATTTTACCTACCTTGAACGTCAGAGGTTTTTACGACCTTGTGACGTTAGCATCCGAGAAAGTTTACCTGTTTGATTTTAAGACTATGGCAAGTTATACTTGGAGTAGGAAGTTTGGGCATAACAAAGACCCTAATCCTTCAAGGCTTCACGAAATGCAACTTGGCACTTATGGGCTTGCAGTTAAAGAGGAGTTTGGTAGGCTTGATGGTATGTATCTTTGCTACTACAAGAAGGATGATTCTAGACTTAAAACTGTCCCTGTCGCTATGACTTATCTTGGTTATGCAGAGTCATATTGGAGGGATATTAACAAAGAACATAAACTTGGAATCCCTATGTTTAAGGAAGGTATATCACCTGCTTATCCGTGGATGTGCAATTACTGTCAGTTCAAGACTTTATGTTCGCCAGTAAACCTAAAATAGGAGTAAGCATGATAAAAGAAAAAGACCTAAAGAAACTCCATGCCGAAACGCCTGTTAAAGAGAGGAAATACAGAGTTGGTAATACTTTTGAGTATAGTGGTAAAAAGTTTGCTAATATGCTTTGTTATGTTGATGCACGATATGTGCAGGACAAGCTTGATGAGATTATAGGTGTCGGTAATTGGAGTTCTGATTTTACTGAAATCAAAGGAAGTTTATTCTGTAGGATAACTATTAGTTATCTTAGGGATGATAAAGAAATTGGAATTGTTTCAAAGATGGATTGTGGAACAGAATCTAATGTAGAAAAACAAAAGGGCGAGGCTAGTGATGCTTTCAAAAGGGCAGCAGTTCATTTTGGTATTGGCAGGGATTTGTATAATCTTGATAATAGCAAACATAGAGTTGAAATGATAAAAGGCACTAATGGTAAGTATTACCCGCCCAAGAACTGGAAACCAGAACAAAAATAACAAGGAGTACTATGGAAGACATGAATGAAGTGTTTAATAGCTCTACTGAAAGCTCTGTTTATATAGAGGGCAATGAAGAGCCTAAGAAAAAGTTCATTCCAATAGAGCCTGGAGAATACACTGGTCACATTACAGAGTATTCATCTAGAATTGTTGAATGGACAAAGGACGAAGAATCTTTTAAAGCAAGAGTTCACAACTATAAGGTTGAACTTAAAGTTGCTGACGAAGAGTTTAATGGAAGAATCTTTCGCTCAAGTGGAATATTTCAATTCTTAGAGCCTCAGAAAGGAGATACGTTTGTTTCTAACAAAGGTGGGAACAAATCTTATCTTAGATTCTGTGAGGATATAGGAGTAGAGTGTGAAGAGGTTGAGCGTGAGGTTGACGGAGAGAAGCTTAAGGTTAAGCAACTACCTAATCTTACTGAGAAAGATGTGCTTGGAGCACCTGTTATAGGTGTGTTAAATTTTGGTAAATCATATAAAGATAAAAATGGGTTTACAAAAAAGCCAATGCAGGTCAAATTCATTAAGAAATGGGCTGATGGAGAAAGGTTGGATATTAAGACTGCAAAGGAAATTGAAGATGATATTCCATTCTAAAACATCAAAAAAGTTAATAAGTAAGGTTATGTATGCCTTTGGCGTAAAACCTACTAAAATAGCTAAAATAATAGGCGTATCTAGAGCAACTGCTTATAGGTATGTCAAATAATATTACGTCAAAACCTGTTGTGCCCCCTTATGTCCGCACACAATATGCCATAATACGCAACAGGTTTTTTCGTTTCAACTAAGATAAAAAGGAGAAAAGATGGGTAGAGCAATTTCTATGGAAAATGATATTGATGCCCTTTACAGAAGAGTAAGGGACATTGAAGATAAGGTTGACCGCCTTATAACTGCTATGGACTTAATTATAAGTGCTACCGCTAAAAGTTCAGAACCTAATGGTAAGAAGGGAGAGGAAAAAAGTGAAGGGACAAAAGCTAAGAAAAAAACCGACAGTAAAGGAATTAAATAGTAGGCTTTGCGACTTAGAAGGGTCTTATGAAAGAACAGTAATGCCTTTGCTAGAGTTTGTTCACAGGATGGCACAGTCTACTGATGTGGCTTTTGCTGAATATCTTAGGTCAAAGGATGAGCTTGATGAATTTGTGTCTCACATGAAAAAAGTTAATCAAGATTTATCTTCTAAGGATTCTGATAAAAGTGAAGAAGGAGATGATAAGGATGATTCAGACAGAACTGAGGATAGTATATCTGACAAGTAATGGTAGAAAATTTTTATCAAGAGACCTTGCAGAAGATTATCAAAGATGTTACGATAATGAAAAGTTAGAAGAGGAGCTAAATATGATAGAGCAATTATCTATAGTTCTTGAAAGCGTTTTAAAGAAAAATAATTGGGGCATATATTATAAGTCAAGCCCTCTTGCAAATTTACCTGTTGATGGTGATGCACCTATATATAAAGTAAATGATGTAAGTTATGAATCTTTAATTGACGCTGTTAAGAGTGAAATTGTTTCTACGGAGGGAACGGATGATACACAAGGGTAATGCCCTTGACGTTCTTCCTACTCTTAAGAAAAAATCAGTACAAACGATAGTGACTAGCCCTCCGTATTGGGGGCTCAGAAATTATGACAATGACGAGCAGTTAGGGCAAGAAAATAGTCCTGAACAGTTTGTAGGAAAACTCGTCTCAATTTTTGGTTGTGCAAAAGATATTTTAAAAGATGAAGGAACGTTGTGGGTTAACATAGGAGATACATATTTCGGAGCGAAGGGAGGCTCTTGGAATGGAGATAACAGTATAACAACAGATAGTACGGGCGAACAATATAGATTAAAAAGAAAAGCTCCCCCAAAACACTCTTATCTTAAAACTAAAGACCTTGTTGGTGTGCCTTGGATGTTTGCAGTAGCAATGCAAAAAGAAGGTTGGTACTTAAGGCAAGATATAATCTGGCACAAGCCTGTGCCTATGCCAGAATCAGTTAATGATAGATTACAAAAATCTCACGAGCATATATTTTTATTCTCAAAGAAAAAACACTATTACTTTAACGCAGAAGCCATAGGTACAAAAAAGAAACATGGAGAAGGCTGGGTTAGACGTCATGACGTTTGGGATATAGCCACATCAAATTATCAAGGAGCTCACTTTGCAGTTTTCCCCGAACCACTTCCAGAATTATGTATTAAAGCAGGAAGCAGAGAAGGAGATGTTGTTCTTGATACTTTTATGGGAAGTGGAACGACTGCTTATGTAGCTCAAAGGCTTGGAAGGAAATGGATAGGCATAGAATTAAATGAAGATTACATTAAAATCATAAAGGACAGAACATCACAAACCGAACTATTTTAAAGAAAGGTAATAAATGGGAAAGGAAAACGACCACAATCTTGTGGCAGAGAAAGCTATTTTAGGTGGCGTTCTTAGAAATGAAGAAAATTTTGACAAGGTTTCTCCTTATCTTAAAGACGAAAAAGTGCTTAAAGATTTTGAGACTAGGCTCCTTTGGAATAAAATAAAAGAATTAAAGGAAAGTAAAACGCCTATAGACCTTATAAGCGTATGTAATGCCTTAACTAAAGATGACAGACTTTTAGGATTGAATGAAGATTTTGTAGTTGGTTGCTCTGAGATTGAAAGCTTAGAGACAAGAACAGAATCTTATGCTTCACAATTATACGAGAAATATCTTTTAAGAAAAATTATAAATAAATCAAAAGAAATACAGGAAAAAGCAGAAGGTAATTATCCGAATGTTTATGAGACAATTAATGAAGCTCATACTCTTATTGGAAATCTAATAAACATAAAGCCCTCCAGAGAGTTTAGCGTTAATGAACAGTTAACGGAAGCTATCAACGATATAAGTTCCAAAGAAAAGAAATTAATTGATACAGGATATGAAAGTATTAACAGATTCGCAGGTGGATTAACACGAGGCGAAATAACTATAATAGGTGGAAGACCAGGACACGGGAAGACGACCTGCATGCTTAACCTCCTTGCAAAAGCAGTGTCGAACGGATATAAGGTTATCTTATTTAATAGAGAACTCCCTAATTCTGAGGTCTTTAAAAAGTTAATCTGCCTTGAATCTGAAAAATTATCCTACTCAATGGTAAGGAAAGGTATTTACAATCAAAACGATTTAGACGAACTTGAAAGAGTTAGAAAACTAATGCTCACAAAATACGCTAGTGAAAGGTTTCTTATGTTTGATGATATAAGAGATTTTGCTTCTTCTGTGCCTGAGATTAAAAAGTTTAAACCTGATATAATATTTGATGACTATATACAACTTATTTGTACAGATTCTAAAGATGATAGAAGATTTCAGATTGAGAAATTAGTAAACAATTACAAATGGTTATCAAAAGATATGCAATGCGCAACTGTTATCGTGTCTCAATTAAATAGGAATGTTGAATATAGAGGAAGTAAGATGCCTTTGTTATCCGATTTAGCTGAAAGTGGCTCAATAGAACAAGTGGCAGAGAATGTATTCTTTGTTTTTTATGAATATAAGGCAGACCCTAAATCTAAACTTGGAAGTAACGTTATAACCTTGTGTGCAAGGAAAGTGAGATATGGTGATACAGGTAGTGTAAATCTAGGATATGATGGAGATAAGTGTACAATTTATAATGATTTAAACGAATTAGAAAATAGGAGGCAAATAACAAATGAAGACATCCCATTTTAATTATATAGGAATAGACCCTGGAAAGTCAGGTGGAATAACTAGGCTATATAAAGGTTACATTGAATCTTTTAAATGTCCTGATAGTGCTGAAGGGATGAGTAGCTTATTTAAAAATATGCTACAATTTTGTGATGTAAAGATTCCTTTAAAAAATACTAAGTTAGTCATGGAAAGAGTTTGGGCAAGACCAAGCAATTCAACAAGAAGTGCTTTTGCTTATGGGGTTAACTACGGGCAATGGCTTGGTATATTTGCAAGTTATGGAATACAAATTAATACAATACTTCCAACAGAATGGATAAGATATTATAACTGTGATAAAAAATTAGAATACAATGAAAGGAAAAGGTGGTTGAAACAAAAGGCTCAAGTAATTTTAACAAATTATAGAGCTCATTGCTGGAAAGGTGTTGCTACACTAAACCTTGCTGATTCTATCTTGATTGCACATTATGGAAAAAAAGAATATTTCAGAAAATAAGAAGAACCACGATAGGCGTACATCTATTATAAGCAAAGCCTCTGATAACGGAAGGTGTTGGTGGATTAAACAGTATATAATAGGCAGTATGAATTTCGGAAGAACAAAAAAAAGAGGGGAGAGTTCCTAACTCGTGAGATTAGGAAAGTAGCATTCCTTTCGCTGCTTGGTTTGCTCTCCCCATTAACTAGGGGAAATAATAATAACACTCAGGTACATTGCTGATGTATTTGGAAGACTTGAAAGAGAAGTCAATGGGAGGTGGTGCGTCATGACAGACGAATATATAAAAGGTTGGGATTTGGATTTAAAGTTCGGAAAGATGGGAGAAGACTTTACAAGAGATGTTTTTGAAGGCAACTCAAAAGTTGAAGTTAAAACTGAGCGAGACATCTGGAAAACAACTGGAAACATAGCAATTGAAATTAGGTATAAAAACCAACATTCAGGCTTAACTACGACAGAATCAGGTGTTTGGGTTCATTTATTGGCCTACAATGGTGTCATAGAGGGAGGATTCATCTTTAAAGTAGCTGACCTTAAGGAAAAAATAAGAAGGCTTAAAAAAGAGGGAAACCTAAAAATTGTTATGGGTGGTGATGACAATTTAAGCCAACTTGTTCTTCTTCCAATAAAAGATTTATTCTAATTCCTTAGGTAAATCTCCTAAATATTTCTCTCTAAGTTTAAGAAGTTCATTGTTTACCCAATCCAAATCTACCTCAGCTTTTTTGAAATCAATTGTCCATAAAGGGTCTGAATCACTTTCCATAACTTTAACTAATTTTTTAATTTTTCTTGATTTCTCATAATTAGGTTCATCTTTATAAAGTTGTTCAAAATCATGTTGGGTAACATACAGGTCATGAATTTCCTCAAAAGTCATTTGTTTATTACTTACAGGGTCTGTCCAGTAAACTCCATCCTTTTCTTTATAAACCATATTAAATGGGGAACTCTCAGTAGCTAAATACGTATAATAAGCTCCTATTTTCTCTTCAAAATCATCCACAAATTTAACAATTTCTTCTTGGGTTATAAAATCTAATACATTTTTATCTTCAGTGTCTTTTACTTTAAGATAAAGATTCCAAAACGTGTTAGACGCTTTCTGTTCTTTTCGTACAAGGTCATTATAAAACTTTTCTCCATCTTTACCATTTCTAAAAATAAGCCTTCCATTTTTATCTTCTCCTACTGTGAAAGGTGTTAAAATTCTAGGACTGTATGTTCCGTCTTTTCTCTTAAACCATTTTATTGTGCCATTTTTATCTTTGATTAAATTGAGTCCGCTAATCTCAATCAGGTTTTGAGGGTCTAAAAGTCTAACTGTTTCCTTATAAGCTTTATCTATAGATTTAGAAGAAGGGAGCCCTCCATTTTTTGTGTAATTTTGTGTATAACTCATAGTCCAATATGTATATATAAGTTTATCTAACTCTTTAGGGTCTAATAACCAAAATCCATCTTGAACGTTCTTTCTAAATTGACTTAAGTTTATAACATTAGAATCTTCTGTAAAAAAGTCTTCTAATCCTATCGAGCCATCTGGTTTTGTAACATAATTCCTATTCTTAACCAAGTCATAAATATCTGCATCTGCAAGTTCTTGATATGCTTTTTTAATTTTTTCTTTTTGAACAAGCAATGGGTTAGTTTTAAGACCTTCGTAAAGAAGTTTTTTAACATGCCCATAAGTTTTAAATATTTTAGAAAGAGATTCGTCAGCCTGTTGATAAATATCTTTTCCAGCTTCCCTTGGATTATTCCAAGAACGTATTAAGCCAGCTACACCTACCCATGTATCATGAAGTCCACTGAGCTGAGGTATTCCTAAAACTTGTTGCCAATCGCTTCCTGAGAAAGAAGCTTGAGTTATAGGCCCAAGCATACCAATAAATCCTTCTCCTTGAACAATATTGTTTAGAATCATTTTAGTATTATCATCTTGATGGTCAGGAATTTTTCCATACATTCCATAGGACATGGCTGCAAGTATTGAGGCTCCAAATAAACCTCCAGCCATCTGAGCAAAAAGAGGGAATATTGTTCCATTTTTTCTTCCTAGATTAACCATTTTAGCAGCATTATATGTGCCTTGCATAGCCATCTTCTTAAATAGTAATAAATCGCTAATATAAGCCGTATCCATAAATCTTGGAGTGAACCCTCTAAGCGTTGTTCCTTGAGTCCTCAAAGAACCCATATATCTAGCTTTTAATACCGTTTCCATATACTCTCTTATTTCAGTGCCTCTTTTGCCTTTATCTTTAATACTAGAGAAAGTCGATAAATTATCCAATCCTGTTCTTTCTAAAATAATACCATGTTTGGTTAAAAGTTGTATTTGTCTATCATTTAAATTCCACCAAGTTTTAAGCCAACGTTTTGATTCTTTTGAATTTTTTTGCATATTAAAAGATTTTCCATTGTAATTTGCAAGATTTATATGTTGCTTTAAAGCTATTATAGAAGCATAATCTGTAGACCATCTGTTAAACTTTTCTCCAAAAACTGTTCCTCCAAGGCCAAAGCCAAAATCAAGAGGCATTTTTAACCATTTTGATATTTTGCTAGTTCCTGCTCCTGAGCCTATGTCGTAAATTCTAGTTCCAGCTCCTTCTAAACCCATATCTTTTACATTTTGTCTATAATCTGCTGAGAATGCTTTAAGCCAACCAAGAAATGTTGCATTACCATAAGCTGAATAGTTCATCATTTGACCTACAAGAACATTTTTAGCTCCATGGACTAAAGGTATCCCTAAATATGCTTTAGCCACTATTCCTGTCACAGGTGTTAATGCTGTCCTTCTTATATCATCAAGAGGGACATCCTTATTGCTCAAGCTTAAAGCCGATTCAATAACCTCAACAGAAGCTTTAGCTATATTCATAAGCTGAGGGTCTTTTTTAACAAGAGAACTTTTTAGTATTGTTCTAAAAACAAACTCAGATGACTTTCTACCTGACACTCCTTCTATAGATACAAAATCTGGAAAATACTCCATCGCTGATAGTAATCTTCCCATTGAATATGTGTAACCACCAATAATGTAATCAAAAGAATTTGGCCCTATTTCATAAGTAGAATGTTCTGATGTTGCTCTATAGCCTTTGGGAAGAATTTTATTCAAAATCCATTTTGCTTTAGAAGCTCCAGGACCTCTAAAATTAGGAGAACTCACATAAGATAAATCAAGCTCTTTCATGCTTCTTCTTTGTAAAGGGTCGGCAGTAATTTCACTAGGAGAGAACTGCATTCTAGAAGCAAGGCTTATTTCTATATTTTCTCTAGCAAGCTCAGCTGCTGATTGAAATGTGCCCTCTTTTTTTATGGAAAATTGCATTTTCTCTTGTGTTGTCATGTTTCTTATTTCAGCATCAGTTAAACCTGATTTTTCTCTTATAATTTTATTAACCTCTTTAGGAAGCTCTTTTTCAACAAATGCTTCATAGAAATTGTTGCCTTTTTTGAAATGATTTTTAAACTCACCACTTACCCTTAAATGACCATAGTTTTTAATCCATCTTTCTCCATTAACTCCATATTGCTTGATAAATTTCCCATACTGTTTAACAGTGAATGTTCTTTTTGCAACCTCTCCTAGATTAATCTTCCATCCATCATACCAGTTTTGCAAGACATCTAAAGCAAGGCCTTCAACAGTATCTTTTCTATGTTCCCATGTTTTTGTATCATAAGCTTTTTCTATCACCTCTATCTGCCTTTTACCATAAGCTCCATATTTCTTCTCAACAAACCTCATATCAGAAAACTTTTCGCCTTGTCTTCCCGGTTTAACACTTATCCCAGGCTGCTTACTATTTTGGGTATAAATTTTTTGAGCTAAACTCACATCTTTGATTGATGCTAAAATGCTAAGCATATCCTTACTCTTAAGCCTTGCAAGCCAATAAGAAACAGGATTTTTTATAGGCCTCCATACTTCAGTTTTAAACACAGGGTCATAAACACGCTCACTTGCTAACGCTGTTATTAACTGCCTTCTTATTATACCATATTCCCCCTGATACCTTCCAAGAGATGAAGTGTAAAGTTCTAATTTATTCGCTAAACCTGGTAATCCTATAGCTCTTAAAAAATCATTTCTAGGCATAAGGAACCCTGCACTCTTTGCCCCTTTTCGTGTTATTTCTGAAATTAAATCACTTATCTTTTTATGGCCAGGCGAGCTTGATATTCTTTTAATTTCAAGCATTTCTTTTTTAGCTTGCTCTACAACAGAAGATTCACCTCTCATAATCTCAGGGCTATTAAGATATTCAGTTAATAATTTTATTTGAGTATTATTTGCAAGTTCAACCCTTCTATTTCTTACGCCAAACATATCTAAAATTTTATTCCAACTTCCATCTTGGATGCCTCTCGCTTTTCTTGTAAGTTTAATATCAGAAACTTTCCTCCAAAATGCAGGCTTTTTATGTAACTGAGCTTTATTTGAAGCTTTAAAATCTTCAAAAGCTATTTCAAACTTTATTATATCTGATATATCTGTCTTAGTGTTATTTTTAAGAGAGAATCCAGAGCCTTGAGAAATATCAATACCTGCAATTTCAGCTATAATATGTTTCATTTCATCGATTTCAACTTGAGTCTGTTTCCCTAAGTAGTTTTTAACGTAACTGAAGAACTTTGCTCTTACATTATTTATAACTTCAAGCCTTACCTTTTCAACCAAAGCAGGGTCTTTAGATATTTTATACGCCTCGTTAGCAAAATCATCCAAGAGCTGCTCATTTTCTTTTTTCTTAAATTCTGGATTTTCAGCCATTATCATAGATTTTAAATCTTGTATGTGTTCTTTGGCTGTTTTAATACCCAACGAAGTTACCTTTAAAGCTGAATCTACCGCTATCCACATTTGAGCTGGAAGTTTAATTAATTCAGCCATACCTATATCAGCACGAAGAGCATTATCGAGAGATAGAGATTTTACAAACTTTCTAGCAGCATCTATTCCAGGTAATATAGAAGGATATTCTCTAACGATATCAAAGAAACTTACACCCTTTTCTTTTGACCTTGAAGCTAACTCTTGGGACCATTTTTTCTGTATTTTTTCATAACTCTTTTTACCTAAGACTTCAATAATTCTTCTTTGAATCTCTATATCTTGAGTGAGAGCTTTTAGAAAGTCATTGCTTATATCTCTAACATCCCTTTTAACTAGTGAATTAACTAAATTTTTCCTAATCCTCTCAATCGCCTTTCCTACAGAAGGATTTTTCCCCCAATCTTTTACCATTTCAGAGGTCATCCTAAAACCACTTATAAGTGAAGATGTTGGGGCTTTTAATAGTGCAATAATAGATTGCGTTGAAATATTTCTCTCTTTAGGGTTTACGTATTCAAAAAGCTTATTTAATCTTTCCCCAATATCAAAAGAAAGGATTGCGTCAATAAGATTTTCTGGAGATTTGATTTCACTTTTATCTAAATCCCTCTTTACTCTTTGAGCGTCAACTTCTATTTGAACATATTTTTTAAAAGCTTTTATTGCTTTTATAGTCTGAAATGCAGAACTGTTGTTACTTATTAACCAAGCCTCTAATTTAGCAACCTCTTTAGGGTCAACCCCACTTAAAAGAGCCTCTTGGTATTTTCTGTATACTGCCTCAATATTACCAAGATTTCTATTTGCCTTATCAAATTCCTTTTTAATCCAGTTTGTTATTTTTGTTCTGAATTTACTCTTTTTTGACGCAGTGTCTCCCATCTCTTGCTTAATTTCAACAACATCTCCCTCAACGTATCCTTTTTTACTAATCTCTCTTCCTCTTATCCTATTAGTAATAAAATCAAGCTCCTGAGGTTTAAGTTCTCTGTAAAATTCTGTAACAAATTTTTCAGGAGTAATTTTACCTTGCATTAAATCACGAATAAGCCTCTGTGATACTTCAATAGTCTTCTTTTTTCCTCCTGCTAAACCTTCATACCAAACCTTTAAAACATCCCTTTGCCCTATAGCATACTTTTCTCCAATCATTCTTTTGAAAACTTGTTCTAAATTTGCACCGTCCGAAGGAGCCCCAATCAAATCAAAAAGACTTCTTATTTCTTTCATATGGTCTGTAAATCTTTGTACCACTTTTTTTCTTAACCAGCCAAGGGATGCCGATTCTGTCATACCTTTTAATATTGTCCCTCTAAAACCAACTTTACCTATAGTGCCAAACAAATCTAAAATAGTTTCTCCAGCTTTATTAAGTTGAAATTTACTTACAGCCTCATCAAGCTTTACAGTCATTTTTCTACCTGTTGCTTTATTTGTTACTGTGATTTTTCCATCAAAAATCTTTTGATTTTCGCTTATCCCTCTTGACTTATAAAAATCAATAAGGTCATTATATAACTCTTTACTAATCTCTACCTTCCACATCCCAGTTCTTGCTTCACCTTTTGGCTTCTTTACTCCAGGAGTTATATCAATATAATATTTCCCATCTATTTCTAAAATAGCTTTTCTCGTTAAGTTATTCATCTCTGAAATTCTTACAGCAAAAGATTCACTAGCCATCATAAGTCTAAGCCTTAAATTGGCAGCATTTTTAAGCATATCTCCACCTTTTTCATAGGTTACATTTATGCCTCTTATACCCTTTTTTACCATTGTTTCTGCAAAGGAATATATTCCTTCTTTAAATCTAGCAAAAGCTGGCTTTAACTTCCCAATTAATTCACCTACTTTAGCTGCTCTTCCTGCCCTATAAACCTCTTGCTCGAAAACTTCTTCAAATTTTCTTATATGCCTTTGCTCAATAAAATCTGTACCTTTCTGACCTGTCAATGATGGGCTTTTATGGATATAATTAAAGAATTTTTTAAATCCTTGAACCATTTGCATGTGAGAACCAGTTTGGCCTTTTGCTTCATAAAACTCTATAATAGCTTCCATATCTGCTTTAAACCCGTGAATATCGTTCTTGGTTAATTCAAGTAAATTTCTACCTTTTTTTGAAAATTTATTTGCAAGATTAATAAGAGCTCTTTGGACAGGCTCTGAAAGTTTTAACTTATCAACAATAAGTTCAATAACTTCAGCATTTTTATTCTTCTGAGGCCCCTCAAGAGTAGGTAACTCTCCTCTATTCATTCTTTCACGCATTTTAAGGCTAGGCTTATGAGGCTCAAGTGAAGGGTCTTCTTTAACTATACGGTTTATCTTTTGGGTAACAGTTTCTTGCCCTCCTTCCCCTTTGCCTTTTTTTGATTTACTTGCTTCAAGAGCATTCTTCTTTTTTATCTCCAAAAGCTTCCCGTTCTGGCCTTCGTAAGAATTTTCAATTACATCTTTTTTAGCTTTTGATTTATTGCTAGAGATATTTTTATCAGCACCATCAATTATAGACTCTATTTCAGCTTTAGTTTTAAGCTCATTGTTAATGTAATGGCTAATCTTATCAACCTGTTCAAATATATCTAATTTTTTTAATTTTTTCCACCAATCTGCGCTAGGCGTAAATTCAGATTTTAATGTTTTAAACCTATTCTTAATTTCATTAATCCAAGTCAAAGCCATTTCTTTATCGTTAAATATATTTTTCTTCCCTAGTTCCGTCTCACTACCAGGCTTTCCTCCTTTAGTCGAATGGGAATTCATCTCTGCCACCAATTGGTTAACTCTACTATTTTTTCCTGATAGGGAGGCCATCGTATTATTAATCCAACTCTCAGGGAGTTTAACATCATCAGCGATATTATTATCTTTTCTAATTTTTGATTCAACAGCTTTTCTAAACTCGGCATCATTTTTAATAAGGGCTTCAATAGGCTCTGATGTCAGCTCTAAGAATCTTATTATCTCTATCATTTCTTTCATTCCATCATAGTTTCTTGATATATTTTCAACTGAGTCTAAAAACTTACCACTAAAAGGATTTAATTTATTTGCTATCTGTAAAAGGTTTTTTAAATATGTTATTTCAGCCTTATCTACAGCTATATCTTCAGCCATTTTTTCAATAGCCTTAGGGTCAAGTTTAACAATATTTCCATCTACATCTTCTATCGTCTGGTTCATCTTATCATATGATTCTTGTTTTATTTTTAAACCTTTCGTAAGTTCACCTCTCTTCACAGATAAGGCTAGCTTACCAAGCGTTAATGATGTTTTGATAAAGAATTGATTAGTTTTAAATCCTGCAATTATTGCAGTATTACTAAAAAGACGATGAGTAAAATAATCAAAATAGTTGTCATATTTCGTTTTATCGTAAGCATGCTCAAGCTGGAAGCCTTCATTATATAAATGATGGAATTCTGTTAATGTTGTCATTTGCAAACCTTCGATACCTAATCTAGGAAGTTTTGAAAGCCCCCATTTCTTAAGCATATCCCGCCCAGGACTTTTACTAATATTTTTAGCTAAGTTTTTACTTGCGTTAGCCTGTATTTTAGATAATGTTGTTGAAGTTAATCCTAATGTTAAACCTATAAAGCCATCAGTTAAAGATTGTTTAGATGCATCTCTTATTGCTGCCCATCTATTTAATTCTTTATCTGGGTCACCAGCTTCTATATTAGCCATCTTTTGGTTAGTAAGATTAGAAAGATAATGACCTCCAAGGCTAAATCCGTACCAACCACCAAAATGACTCCCTGCGCTTTCAAATTTACTTAATGTCGCAGGAATAACTTTATCATCAGCAAAGTTCATAACTTTAGACTTAGACCATTGAGCAAGCCTATTAGTGTAATTCTTTTTTAATAACTTTTTACTTAATTCTCTGTTTGCAGCATTAAAACCCTTTCCTAATCCTTTGAAACCCAATTTGCCAATCCCACCAAATGCCATTTGTCCACCGAGCATTGATAAAAAACCATATGGGTCAGCCATTGAAACAGCAAAAGCTGCAACTTCATCGTAAACACCAGGTTTGTAATCTCCAAGATGAGGATAAGCCTGCCTTCCTGTGTTATGAAAATATGCTTGAGCAGCCCATGCTCCAGATAAAGCATAATCTCTACTCTCACCTTTCAACCTAAAAAGGTCGGCCATTTTTTCAGATGACCATCTATCTTCATGCATTGGGGCTTTTGCTAATATATTACTAATTTCATCGTTTGAAGCTTCAGATATAACTTGGTCGCTTTGACTTCTGTCATTATAATTTTTTTGTATTTGAGCATAACTTATTTGTTTTTGATTCCCAAAATCTTCCCAATTTGGAGGCATGAAGCGTACATCTCCACGACTCTTTTGGAATTTTTTATCTTCTCTCCATTTATCAATCTGATAATTATAAAGCTTTCTATGCGCCCCAAGAGTGTCTCCTTGAAATTCTTCTAGAAATTCCTGATACTTATCAGGAAAAGCAGACGCAGCTAAGTCAATATAAAAGTCTCTATCAAAGACATGATTTAGATTTTGTTGGCTAATACCTGCCATTATTTATCTCCTTTTTTCAAACTCTTTCCGTATAATGGGCTCCATGGGGATTTAAAAAGAATATCATCCATTCTTTTGCCTAATTCTTTTTGTTTTTTAACTTCTTCCTCTCCTTGAGCTGTTCCGAGAAACCAATGAAATGATGATTCGAGACCTTCTGTTGGGTCTTTTAATTTATCAATAATATTGTTATTCTTCCATCCTGTTAAGAGTTTATAAGTTTCATTTGTATTATAATTTTCAAGAAGTGTTGCTTTGTTTGGGCTTACCCTTCTAAATAAGGAATAATCAAAATCAGAGCCATATACAGGATGAGGCCCAAGTCTTGCGTATTGAGTACTTATGACTTGAGATGTAGAATGTTCAGTTCTTTTTGAACCATGAATATCACCTACGCCTTCTTCCCAATCATGTTTACCTCTCTCAGCCCATTTCCCATATTCGTAAGAAAAATTAACTCCTTCTTCATAAGTATTGCCTTCTTTTTTATATCTTAAATAAGGAGAGTTACCATCATATAAATTTGCATACTCATCATCGCTCATAGTTGAAATTCTGTGAAGGTCTTCCCATAATTCTTTTGGAAAAAAAGCAGGAGGAGGTGTCATTGTTTTCCATATTTCATTTTCCGAAGTCTGGCCTCTTGTCATTCCAATAAGATTTAATCCTCCTAAATAAGAATTAGAAGCAGATAAATACCTTTTTAAATGTCCTTGATAATCATTTCTTTTCATTCTCTCATAAAACAATCTATTATACACTTCATTTCTCTCTTCATCACTTGTTGCTTGAGTAAAATCTTTATTTCTTCTTATAGAAGAATCTATTTCTAATCCTAAATTTTCTAAAGTTAATGCTTCTTTTTGATATTCAAAATGACCCTCAACAATGCTATTTGCAATACCGTCATATACATTCATTGCCTGAGAATGCTCAAAGCTAAAATCTCTTTGAATTTCAAGAATCTTATTCTTATCCATTCCAAGCATCCACTGGTCCCAACCTGTTAATTCAAGGGCAGGTTTTGCAACACTAAAAATTGGTCTACTTCCAATGTATGTTCCAGAACCTTCATATCCTTGAGTTCCAACAGGTGCTTCCCATCCAAGGGAAATAGCTACATTTCTTAAGTCCTCATCAACTATTGTAGGCTTATCATCACCCCAACCTCCATGCCACAGTCCATTAACTATATCTGGAATCATTTCAAGAATTTCAGGACCTAGAACTATTGCAGCCCCTCCTCTAAGTCTTGGAGAACGTAAAGTTCTTCTTCCAGCATAACTCGTAGCCCTTTTTATTTTAGTTCCAAGCCCTAACTTTATCTCAGAATTTATAACAGCTTGTCTTGCAAACCATTGACTTAAATTTTTAACTCTTCCGTCATATATGCCTTTATAATAAGGGAGACTATATCCACCAGAGGTTCTAAAATCTCCATGCTTAGGGTAAGATGGTCTGTATCCACCTTTTTCCGTCCAACCCTTTCCTTTGACTTTACTTATCATCTTGTCGTAAGGCAATAACCAAAACATAGGAGTCCAATATGACTCTCCTGTTATTTCCCCCGAATCAAAGCTATATAAAGTGCTGTGAACATTATCTGTAAGTAAATGACTTTTTATAGCATATTTCATTAATTTCTTTGTTTGATTTATTCTGTCTTTCAAAAGCTTGCCATCAATGAATTTGTTGTCAATTTGCTGTTGTTCGCTGAGATTGTTTCCAAATATAGGGCTTTCTTCTCCTTTGTTTGTTTTGAACGTAAGCCCATCACCCCAATTAAGAATATTATTGATAGTTGATTCAGTTTTTGTCATATATGAATGATATGATTCGTCATCCCCAGCAATAAAATCATTTGAATTTTTGCTATATCTCATATCTTTAAAATTATCACCTACAGATAATTGGTTGTTAATCTTTCCTTCTTCAATATAAGTATCAACAAAATCTTTTATTTTTTTAAATCCATCATTATGGAACATTACAGCTTCTCTTGAGCCAAGATTTCCAGAACTTGGACTTGTAAGACCTAAATTATAATCCAAATATGTTTCAGATAAATCTTTTGTCCACCAATAAGGAACAAGAACTTTATTGTCAGACAAGTATGATTCTAATTCGTTTTGAAAAACATTTCTTATAATATGGTTTTTTGCTTGAAGATACTCATCGCTACCTTTTTCAATACCTAATAGAACGGCATTATTTAACTCTTCAGTTACCTTCTCAAGCATTCCATTTCTTCCCATTACTCTATTTTTAGCTATATGGTCTACAGCTCTATTCATATTATGCCTAAAAGGCCCAAATGTATCAGTAAACCCATCTAATTCATCAACAAGCATTCTTCCAAAGAAATTTTCATCATTATACATACCGTCTTCATTTTCATCAACAAAAGATTCACCTTCATCCCAAAATCCACTTTGATTAGAATCAGTAAAAGGTTCTCCTGTATTCTTTAAATCTTCTGCCATTTGATATCTTTGAAAGCCTCCTCTATTGTTTAATACATCAGGCTCTCTTTTTAAAATTGTTTGTACTAAACGATTATCCATGTAGAATTCTTTATTTCCATATTTATTCTCAGTGCTACCCCAAGCTTCAATTGATTCATTTTGATTTGCAGCCATAACGTCAGAAGACTGATTATAACTTGCGCCTTTTTCAAAATTAGAATATACTTTTTCAGAAACATAATCAGATAAGTTTAATATAGAATGATACTTTCCTTCTGTATCGAAAAACCCATCCATATCATACTTATTGTTATACCAAGAGCCTATAGACATATAGTTTCCAGGATTATGATACTTTACGCCTCCATCGTAATAAGCAAAGCCTCCATCAGGCATTTCAACTTCATCTAATTTATTTAAAGTGTAAAGGTCTTGTTCGCTTATTTCGTTTTGGTTAACAAGTTGCCCAGAAATAGGGTCTCTATGTCCTTGAACGGCTTCATTGGTATAACGTGTATCAATCTTAACTGAATCATTTAATTGTTTTTCGCCTTCTTTTGTTATAAGCCCACTATTCTCGTCATGAATTGACCCTTGATTGATTTGAGTCTTCATTGCAAACTTGTAGTGTAAATAATTATTAAAAGGAAAGTTGTTGAGGTTACCTTCTTCTTTGAGTTTTGAAAGATGATTGAATGTAAATTCATAAAATGAATCATCCATGCCATCAGCCTCTACGTTTTGAATGAAATGCCTTAAATCAACAGCATTCATAGATATATGCTGACTCATTACAGAGTCGAATTCTGTTCCTATTAAGCTATTTACGCTTAATTCTAAAGGGTTTATTTTCCAATCAAAATTATTTCCATTTGACATTTACTGACCTTTCAGCCCTTTTACGTAAGTTTTTACGTAAGCATCCCAATCTGCATCTCCAGTTGAAGTAGCTTCCATAATCTTCATTACCTCTTCGCCTGATGGTCCTTTAAAATACTCTCCAGCTCCACCTACAGCTATAGGGACTCCTGACCAAAATACATGCTCATAATTTGCTGACAACATAGACGTTTTTTGTTTATTTATAAGGGTTTCATAATACTTATTAACAAGTTCCCTCATTGCATCTTCATCAACCACTATAGGACTCCCTGTTTCATCAGTAAATATATTTTCTCCTAAATCAAATGCATTTGTATCATATTGAAAATCACCACCTATAGCTATGTCTTCATACCAAGTTTTGTCTATAATAGACAAACCACCCGCTCCATCATCTGATATTACACCTATATCTTTTAAATATTTATAGTTTTGGTCACCTTTTGCTTTAGTATATCTATCAAAGTTTCTTTCAGCTCTATTAAAGTCTTTATACGCAGTTTGGGATTGTTTAAGCGCTTTTTTCTCCAAACCTTCCCAATCCCCATTTAAGATAAATTGTATATCTTGTTCAGTAATTCCTGGGAATGCTTTTTTGAATAAAGGGCTATCTTCTGGGATATTAGTAAAAACGTCCCCATATTTCTCAAAACCACTTGCAGGACCACTCCTAGCTAAATCTTTATAAGCAGCAAGGACTATTCCTGATAATTTTTGAAGCTCAGCTATAGTTTCTTCATGTTCCCCTCTCATAAAGTTCAACCCTCCTGGATTTTCATTGCTCTGAGGAAAGGCCTTATCAATATGCACCATAACCTCCTGAATATTGTTAAGAAATTGACTAGCATCCTTAATAGTCCATTCTTTCATAATTGCAAGAGAAGCTTCAGTATCTCCTGCTAAAAATGTATCTTTAACATTTATAGGGTTTGCGTTGTCGCTTATTTTGACATTTGTGCTTATTAGTTGATTAGCTCTTAAGATAGATTGATTGTATTGAGTGTGAGCTTCTTTTCTTTGGTCCAACCTATCTTTTGCTGTAACTTGAGCCATACGAAATGTAGGATTTAAGCTTTCAGGCCCAATTAATGTGGTAGCTAACTCAAATTCCTCTTCAGTATCAATCTCACTTAAAAAATCTTCAAACATAGTTGTTAGGTTAGTTGTTCTTGTATTCCAATAATCTTGATTACGTGCGCTAGGGTCAGCAATACCATCAAGCAAGGATTGAATATTTTCTGGAATTTTTACAGCCATTTAACCGTCCGCTCTTTCAGAGGACATACCGATTTCTTGTAAAATCTGATTAGCAGCATCTCTATAAGCTCCACCTCTCCAGTTTCCAAATTCACCTGTAAGTTTAGTTTGCATATTTTTTTTCATAGTATCTAAAAGCTTCTCAACTCCAAAACCCCCACCTCTCCTAGCCGTTGAAAATGTAGGTGTAAATTCATCAAATAAAGCGTCTTTATCTTTTAATACATCAAGGCCTTCTTCTTTTATTCTTGATAGTATATTAGGTCTATTTTTCATTATATAAGGGAGAATGTCTCGCCAATTACTATAGCCTAAAGTTTGAAGAAGAAAACCTAAATCTTCCTCGTTACCTTCAGAAAATATCTGAACAATTTCTCTAGAATCTATTTCCCCAGGGTCTTCTCCATGTTCTTCCCAAAAATCTTCTATTCCAGGCATTTGTTGCGTTAACCTTCCTCTCTGTATTTGTGGAGACTTTGTAGGCTGTACAGCACTTGTATATGCACTTCTTAAGGATTGCCCAAATTCTGGGTCATCCGATAATAATTCTAATCTTTTTGAAAACTTTGGAGTTAAATGCTTCAAACCCATATCCCCTAATCCTCTAAATACTCCTGCCGCAAGATTACCTAAACCTAAACCTCTCTGTCTCCCAGGCTTCCAAGCTTTAAGAGAAGTAGGAAGTTTAAAGGCTTTGTGAGAAAAGATATCTCCAGCTTTATCTCCAAACTTGCCCAATTTTGGTAATATATGTTCACGTAAACCTAAACCTCTCTGTTTAAATGGTTTCCAACCCGGAAAATGTTTTTCACCCCACTCAGTTGCTTCTTTTTTCATATTAGCGCCTTCAAATAATCTACTTAATAAACTCATAATCTAACCTTTCTTATTTTAAACAATTTAATCACTTGATTTGCTCCCATAAGGCGTAAACGTACCTTTAGACTTTCTACCAAAATAATCAATATCCTTTGTGCCTTCTTTTAATTTCTTAAAATCTAACCAATCATCAGGCATTTTAATTCCTAAAGTGTTATCCAGTAACGACTTTAGAAAAGAGTCAGTTTTTTCCCACACCCATTCTTCAACCTCTGCGGACTTTTCTTCCCAACCTTTCGCTCTCCATTTAGCTAAAAACTCATCAGAACGCTTAACTTCAGAAATTTTATCTTTAAATAAGTCGCTTGCAAGATACTCGTCAACACTTGTAATTCCTTTATCTTCAAACTCTCCACTCTCTATTCCCTTTAAAAGGTCTTTATCATCCATCAAGAGGGTCTTTGCTTCGTTTTTGGCTTCTAAACCTTTAGATATTTCTGTTGTTCCTACTGTTAATAAAGAACTAAGAAGATTTATCTTACTCTGTCTTCCTACTTTCTTATCAAAACTCTCTACAGCTAATTGAGTCTTTTCGCCTAAATACCCAAGCCCTTCAGTATGGCCTATTTTTTTTGATTCATCATGTGCGTAATCTATAGCCATTGAAATAGCCATTATCAAAGGGTTTCCTGATTTTTTACCAGCATCAGTCGCAAGGTTTAGAATTACGTCTAAAAACTCATTTCCGCCTTCCATCTTATCCTGTAAATTCTTCTGTGCTTCTCTTACATTTGTATCCCACCCTACAGAAAAATCACTAAATTCTCTACTCCAATCTATTCGTCTATCTGCGTCACCCAATTTATACCTCTTTCTTCTATATCTGTATATTTTTTGTCATTTAAATATAAAAATAATTGTTAAAATTTACAAAACATTTATCTTGTTATGAATTTCAATGTTAAACTTCCTAAAAAACTATCAAAACCTGCACCGCCATTCTTTATTGTAGGTATTACAATTGAACCAGCTGTTAAATCTACATCATAATCTTCATTAAATTGCACCCCTACTTCTGATGTGCCTATAGTTACATCTGTATCTGAACCTGCTTTAGTAAAAGTAGTAGATGTTGTATCTGTTTGAATATTAGTTTGCAAACAATACCATACATTAATAATTACATCATCTGTAGAGCCATCATTAGCTACAATACCTCTCATATGCTTTAATGTACAATCTTCAGGAACTACATAATGCCCATAAATCCTTCCATAAACAAGAACCATATCAGCATCAAATTCATCCCATTTTCTAAAGTCTTCAGGGTCATCATTATCTCTGAAATAAAATCCTCTTGAAGCTGTTATTGAAGAAGCAATAAAAGGAAATGATTGCCATATAACTGCTCCTGCTGTAATTCCATTTGTACCATTAACAGCAAGACTTCCTGCAAGAGTAGCACTAGATGATGCTACAGTAGCATTAGGATTTATATAAAAATGATTTACATGACTTCCTGATATTTTGTTACTAAAGCTAAATATATTACTTCCAGCTGCATCTGCTGCTGATATTTTCCATTCATCTGCATTATCTTCTCCATCATCTGCTATTATAAACATTTCAGCGACATATCCTGAAGCCCCTTTAACATATAAATCTCCTCCGTCTACTTCTACATCGCCTTTCGCAGTAAGTTTTAAATCATCATCAATAGTCATAGCGGTAGCATAAGCATTTAAAGAACTTCCTGAGCTCCCTCCATCTGCAACATATAATTTAATGGAACCACCACTACCTGAACCTTTACCTCTTCCTGCATAAAGAGATATATGGCCTCCCGCTATATCGTCAGTAGTCCCTGCAGTAGTATTTCCAGCTAGTATAGCTAGATTTTTTCCTACAGTATCATGAGCAGATGCATCAATTGCTATATTAGAAGAAGCAGCATCAAAATTAATATCATTACCATTTACTTGTAAATCACCTACTGAAACATTTCCTGTAGTATCAATAGTACTTGAACCTATATCTATATTACCAAATCCACTTGTGATACTACCACTATCTAAAGCTCCTGTGGTAACTATACTCTCCCCTATATCGCCTGCAATTTGTTTTCCATCTCTATATTTAATAACTCCACTATCTGATACTAAAAACTTGTCTGTATCATCTTCTGCTTGATTGATTGTCTTAACTTTTAAACCTTCATCGTTCTTAAAAGACATATTTTTAATTGGATTTAATGTCAATGAGTTTTCAAATTTAGCTAACTCATCTCCTTTTGGGTTTCCTTTCAATCTAAGATGCTTATTCAATTGAACCCAATCTCTATTTATTTTAAAAAATAAAATAACATTTTCATTACTCTTCCTAAAGACAGCAAAATCCCCACTGCTTCCTAATTTAGGATTTGGCATCATTTTTAATATATGAACATTAGGTTTCAGTTATACTCCAATCTTTGGACTTTTAACTCTATAAACATAGGTTATATCATTAATTTCAAAATCTTCAGGTATAGTGTTTCCTCCTATACTTAACTGAAAAGAATAGCAATCTATCGGAGTTGTGGATATTAATGAAGCAACAGCCCATTGCCCACTTGTATCATTTAAAGAATTCTCATAGTTAGAACCTGTACGATTTGTAGGAAAAGAATCAGTCTCATCGTCAGCCCCATCTGTTCCAAATTTTATATCAATATTAGAGTCTCCTGTGCATCGATATGTTAAATATATTTGGTATATACGCTTTTTATTGTGAGGCTTCCCAAAGTCTTCATCTTTAAGAGATATATTTAAAATTGTATCTTGGTCTCCACTTTCAGGTCTATCTTTCCATTTATAAACTTTATGATTACTTTCAGTAGATATTCTATAAATCATATCTCCTTTGCCTGTATTTACTATATTAGACATACATTGAGAAGCAGAAAACCCAGAAAATGAACCCTGATATGTTCCAATATTTGAAGACCATGTTTTAGATAAAAAGTCATAAAGGAAAATTCTTCCTTCATGTTCCGTGCCTACATGTTTATTTCTTGCATTATATTTTATAATAAGTTTTTTAAATTCACCCGTATAACCAATAACTGGAATAATATTATTAAAATCTGCATTAATATCCCAATAGTATAATTCTGAATTATTATTAACCCAACCTTGGTCATCTCTTGATATCATTCCATCAATAAGATTAATAACCTTTTCTCCATCAAAAACAAAACAGCCCATATTGTTTGCCCATACTACTCCAAATTCTGTTTTTAATGCTTGACATTTGTGGCGAATCCCATTATTGGGAAGTTCAGCAAATACCTCTACAAGATTCCCATCTATAGATAAAATAAAAGAATTCTCTTCTGTTAAAACTACAAGATATTTTTTAAATCCAAACATCTCAATAATAGAATGAATTTCTAATCCAGGAATAGTTAAAATTTCAGATAAAGGAAAAACATCGTTCATAGCCGAAGCAGACCTTAGTATCCTGCTAGGGCCTTCTTGGTAATTCTTATTCATAGCGTAACCATTAAATTCATTAGGTTCTTCTGCTTCATTTATAACAACACCCCCAACATATTCAACTCCATCAACAGATGCTCTAGCATTATATTTAACGTTACCCTGCCCTTCTTCGTTCCACTTATAACCAGTAATACCGCTAAAACTAAAAGTATCATCAGGCGGCTCAGGATAAGTAAAATTCATATCTTTCCACTCTTGATTAAATTTAGGATAAGCAAGACCATCTGTAGTATTTGGATACCCAATAGCATGAGCTGCGGAACCATTAGCATCGTTTAATGTGGTAGTATAAATAATATCATCAGCAATAGTCTCCTGAGATAAATCTCTAGATGTCCAAGGAATCCATTCTTGCTTTTCACCTGCTTGTTTGGAACCTTTAATCCAATCCATTTCAAGCATTTCATGTATTTCGGTAGGGTCAGAGCTATCACCAGCGCTAAACTTTCTTTTAAAATATATTTTTGCGCCTGTGATTCTTTTATCCATCATATTATATCTATCTCCATTTGATGAAAAACAAACAACTGGCCATAACTTAAATACATAAGCATTATCATTATCATCCTCTTCATGAGAGAAACTTACCTCTCCAATTTTTGTTGCTGTTGTTTCTTGTATTCCTAATCCCTCATCATATAACCATGTAGTATAAAATTCATATTCTGCATTATCCCAACCCCCAGTAAACGTATCATTACTTATCATTTCTTTATAAGCTCCAACCGTTTGCTTCACGAATCCTATACCTAATGTATTAAAACTATTTGCAGCGTATACTGATACATCGCTAATTTTTCCAGACCAACCACTATTACTTGGCGTGAATGTTACCAAAGGGTCAGACAAATCAAAATCATCTCCTGATGCGACAAGAACTCTCGCTTTATAATAATTAACTCTTCCATCTGTAGCTGCTGTATCATTATCGTTGGCAATAACTCTTGTTGAAGTACCACCTAAATTTTCGCCCCCACTAACTCTTATATCTAACCCACTACCTGTAGGGCCAGCACAATCTGTTAATGTAAATTGAACAATCCATGAATAATCTGTAGGTGGAGCAGAAGTTTTGGGGTAATAAGCTAAAGAATATACGCTACTTCCAGATTTTTGTATATAACTTTTATTTGTTGCATGTGGAACCCATGTCCAATCATTAGTCCCACTTGTATCGCAATCACCTTTATTACCGCTATTTATAGTATGCCAATAGTGAAGTATTTTTTTATCAGCAGCCGCAGTTGTGTTTTCTGCGTCAGCCTTATTATAAAGCATACCTCCATCATAAACTAAATTAAATCCTGGGAGGGTTTTTGAACCAAAGAAAGTGTTAAAATAAGTTATTACCTGATGGGCATTATTAATTTGTTCATTTCCAATAGCATTATATAGCTGATAAAAATGAACATTTCCTGACATATCTCTTTGATTAGTCACAGCATTTGCTTCAGTGAATATATTAGACTTTGGCCATATTTCATTATCTGTTAAACTAGCATCATGCTCTAATGGCCCTGTTTCCCAAGAATAGTCATAATAAACTTCAGCTGGATTAGCGTTTGTACTTAATGCTCCAAAGTTATTAGTTCCACCTCCATGAGTAGTGGGCTTTCTAAGATTAGCCTCTGTGTAATACCATTCATTTATATATGTTGATAATCCATCTCTTCCAAAAAGATTATTCCTATTAATATACCCTAACCATCTAACGCTTGAATTTCTTCTACTATCAGCAGGGCTTGCTTTAACATTTCTTGCAGTTGCTAAAATTCTTAATGCATCATTAGTGAATCTAAAATAAGGTTTAACAGCATAAGTTATCCCATTTTTTTCAGGCCAATTATTAAAATTGGAATCAATACCTAAATCTGCATCTGTTTGTGCTCTTAAACCTATAGCTCCAGTTCCGTCACTTTCTAAAAGTCCATAAGTGCCAGGAAGAGCCCATGACTTACTAAATCTATTCGCAGAACCTTCTTCATCATAATGTAAATCAAAACACTCACCATCTTGCATTGCTATATATCTTGTAAAAGAATGTTTTGGTATAGTTTTAAAGTATCCACCATGATTAGACCTACTATAATCTGCTGAAGACCTTGTAAACTTCGTTATATTAACATCTGTATCAGAACCGTCAACTACATTAACTAAATACATATAACCACCTATGCCAGATGTTATAGTATCTCCATCAACTTTAAAATAACGATTATTAAGCTCATGAACTGGACTCCCTGTTGCAGTATCAGCGTCATTTACATTAATTCCCCATATGTAAATATAATCGCCATCATTAACCTCAATAGTATAGTTTTCTGCTCCAAAAATTGGTGTAGAAGCCGCAGCTTCCAATTTCAACCTATTGCTTACAGTCCCACCAGTATCATTAGCAACCGATTCTATTCTTCCAATCTGACCATAAGACCATCTTGACGAAAAACTAAAAAGGCCACTTCCAGGGTCAATTAATGGGCGATTAGTTCCCCTTGATTTACCTAGAACATCCGTTGAGGCATCAAGAGCTCCTCCTACAGAATCTAAATATCTATAAGTAAGCCCTTGTCCAGTAACATGGCTTGCTTTTCCCATTAATCGCAAAATCCCTGGTTTGTCATAAACAACTCCTTGAGATTTAGCTAAAGTATGGTCTTTTAAATCCTTTGGAGAAACATAACTATTATATCCTCCACTGAATACAGTTATACTTTTAGTCTTCTTTGCCATTAACTGTCAATTAAAGCTTTTTTAACGACATCTTCAACACTATCCCAAACAGCGTCTAAGATTTTTGCTTCAGTTTTTTCAGAAATAAATGGAATATCAACATTCTCATTCATTTTCTTTATTAACTTTTCTTTCATTTCGTCATTGAATATATATCCAGCAACTATTTGTCCGAAACTATCAGCCATTATATCTCCTTTTTATTTGTTATGCTCCTGCAATAAATATCTCTAAATCGCAACTTGCCGTATCTGCATCAGCTTGAATATTTGTTAAATCTCCTAGGTTTGTACTGGAAGCAGCATCAGCATCTTGAGTTGCGTTCATAACATCTACCATACCACCTGAATTGTCACCATTCCATACCATCGATTGTCCGGCATCTAATTTTATAGCAACTTCATCATTATCTTGGTTTCTAAATGTTAATGTGATAAAATTTGTATCATCAAGATTAGTAAACCTTAAATATTTCACATTAGCAGCAATATATTGTCCTGCTCCAATTATTGATGATAACGTCATTATCACAGCTTCAGTAGTTGTTATAGTTTCAATTCTACGAGTAACATTTCCTATGCTTGAAAATGTCCAAGTAGATTCTCCTCCATAATCTCTTCCATCGAGAGTTAAGCTTTCAGTTAACTTCACAGTTAAAGTGGCAGCAGAAAAACCTGTCTTTCTACTCATTATTTTCTCCTTTTATTTTATAATTACACTTAAAATTTTTAGGTGAATGCGCCACTTCTTCTAATAATTTAAGGCGATTCTCCAAATTCTTTACCTTTCCATCTAATTCGTTATCTTCAAATACATAGCTCATAATCTTATCTAACTTGAAATGTTTAGTTAATGCGTTTGCTACTGAATTTATAAGCATTTTAGGTATTATCATTTTATCCATCTTCCAAATAATTTTTTACCTATTAAAACTAAGCCTATAATAAGAAGAACACTAAATACATCAATTGCATGATTACCGCTATCACTTTCAATAGAACCTATAGGTGTTTCGATTTTAAATTGTTTAGTCTTATTCATTAGGTATTCCTTCTTTTTCTAACCATTTTATAACATCTTTAATCTCGTCTAGTACTAATTGTTCATTTTCTTCATGAGCTTCCCACTCTACAGAAGGCACTTTTTCAAAAACCTTATTTAGTAAACTTACTAAAAAAGTCGATGAACCAGCAGGAGTCTTTTGGCTTACTTCTTTTAAAATGTTTATAAAGCTTTCTTTTTTATCAGGTTGATGTTCTACGCCATATGCTCCTTCACTATGAACTGTCGCATCACCATACTTATCCCATTGTCTTTTCCACTCTGAATAAAGAGAATCTCTAACTGACTGAGGTTGATTCCCCCATTGCTTTGCATGGCCCATTTCTGCAAGCCACTGCTCAAAATAACGCCTTGGCGACATAACTATAGTGTCTTTGGAAAATTCTCCAAGGTCTCTTGAATCTATTCTATAATAACTTCTACTAATACCATAATGGTCGTCTTCTTTCGTAGACCTTAAAAAAGGATTTCCATGTTTTCTCATTACAGAATCAATTGCAAAATGTGCATTTTGCCAATCAGTAGAATAAGTAGATGTGCCATCTTCTCCGTACAGCATATCAGAAACTTCTTTTATTTTATAATTGATGCTATTTGGATTATCTACGCCCCAACGACTTCCCTTCCAATTAACATTACCTTCATCATCATAAAATTCTCTAAGTTTCCATTCAATACTAGGTTTAGTAAGAGAGCCTTTTATACCACTAAGTGGATTTATATTAAATGTAGGATAATCTGATAAATGTTCAAATATATAGTTGTCAACTACCTTATTTAGCATCGTCTCTTGACTTAAACCATTACTCATCGTTCATTCCACCTTTTTCCATAATTCTTAGGAATTTATCTCTTAATCCATTCCCTGATAATCGTGCCATTATCTCTACCTGTGCTTTGAATATACCATTTAACTTCTTCTGTTCCATTTGAACTTGCTTCTGTTGGTCTATAAGTTTAATAATAATACCTTCCAACCTCTTGAAGTCTTGGTCTAGTTCGTTCATAAGAGTAGATTGGATGAACCGATTTTGTTTCCAAATAAAAAACCCGAACGCCATCGCTACCGCTACAGGTATTCCAAATTGTTCCATAATCGCTAAGATATCCATTACTTATTCCCATTTATTAACTCACCCCATAATGAGGTTCTTCCGTTTATTATTTGTATTATATGCACTGTAAATAATCCTTTTGCATAAAAATCTACTATTGCAAATGCATGTGCCCAGTTAATTGGCCTTCCTCCAAGCCAAGTATTTGCCTCTTCCTTCATATCTTTTAAGCACCCTATACTCCAAGCGCTTTTAGGGCCATCCATATGGGTTGCTGACATTTGTTGTATATCATGCCAGTGCCCATACATAACATTACAACCTAATTTCCTAAGATGATTAGCAGTATGGTATTGACCACCATATTGATGGCCGTGATAAAAGTAAAGTTTTCCCATTTTAAGACACTTCCCAAACTTGTAATACGTGTACCCCCTATCTTTAAGATTAACAGCATTAGCAAATTTATACTGAGGTATATAGGGATATTTTTCAACTGCCATATTAAGCCAGTTATCATGATTCCCCTCAGTAATATACTTTTCCTTACAGCCCGACTTGTCCAATGACTCATCGATTTGGTCCATTCCTTTATTAACGTCTTTAATGTCTTCATCAAACTCCTTTATTAAAAATTCAAGTGGTGGTGCCTTTTTTCGTTTGTACTTCCAAGCTGAAAATGCATTCCATTCCCCAACATCTCCTAAATCTACATAAGCATCAGGTTTTACTATTTCAATTGTCTTCTTAAGACAGTTGATTGCAGGTTGGTCGTGAAGTGGAAAGTGTTTATCTGGCGTTACAATTACTCGTTTAACGACACCTTTATCCATATATTATTCCTTAAGCTGTTTACGTATCAAAGCTATTTTATATACAAAGTATACTATAGTAGCAATTCCAACCCCTACTTTTACAATCTCTGGCAAAAAGTCCATAAATTGAACAGTTATGCCTCCTCCTCCAACTATAGCTGACTTTAATGTATCTAAATCCATCAATCCCCCTTAAACATTATCTATTATAGCTGCTACTATGCATTGTATTTTATTACCTCCGGTACCTGCTCCCGATTTTTGCCCAGATATACAATGAATATCAGCTACTGTTACACCATTAAATTTTCCATACCAAGATTCATTTGGAGCTATTTCTATCGCATCAGCTAAATTGTGAGCTGCTGTTCCAGCGTCTAAACATAAATAAACACTATCTGCTGTATTTACTGTTGACCCATCATCTCTATATCCCGTATGTTTTATTAATAAAAATTTTACTTTATCTGCTGTTGCAACTGCATGCATTGCTGTTCCAGTGTCTTCACCTGTTGAAGCTCCAAACTGTAAATAAGTATTTGCGGCTATTAAGTCGGCATTACTTGTAGTTACATCTGTTAATTTATAATACCAACCTTCTGTCCCATCAACTGGAGTATACTGCATAGTTAATCCACTTAAAGTTTTTGATATTTCATCTGGCAATATTGTTGCCGATAAAGTCATTGTTGCGCCATCTGCCATTACATCTCCTTAAATCCTAGGTACACCAAGTTGCCTTACGCCTGATTTGCGTAAAGGATATTGGCTATACATTTTTTTAAACATTTGTCTATAATACATAGCTTTTTGCATATCACCTAAATCTTCAAATAATCTAGATTTTACATAACATACCAAGCAAGGAATAAGCCCTTTATCTAAACCAGTTACTGTCATAATATTTTCATCAACATCTTCAATTTCTCCATACTGTTCATGAAAATGATATCTTAATCCATTAAGGACTTGATTGCCATTATATGTATCATATTCTCCCGATTTAAGCCCGTTATCTTCATCAGTTTCAGTTATAAGCACAACAATTCCAAGTTTATCTCCCTCAGTATACCATGCAAAATAATCATTTGGATAATCTATTTTAGCCATTATGTATTATCCCCTTTCAATAATAAATGAGGGTCTGTTAATTTTGGAATCACATTATATCTTCCATTGGTATCCTTTATTTCAACTCTTGTAATATCAATAATATTACCATCAAGATTATATAATCTTTGGTCTTTTTGTAAATTTTCAGTAAAATTACCTTTTTTAAATTGCCTTGTTGAGCCTATTTCTGTTAAAGCATCATTCATTAATCTCATTATATATTTTTTAGGTTGTCTCCCAAAAAGATGTTCAATTTCACTAATTAATTCCTTAACTTTCATATTATCCCTCCGAATATTTATCTATAAGTTCTCTAAGTTGTTCTGCTGTTTTTGCTTGTGATGTCCTTTTAATTCCACCTTCTTTAGATTGCTTAAAAGCTGCTCCAAATTGAGATAAATATAATTGAAGAGATAATTGATAATCCTGTTTTAAAGAAGTTAACAATGGAACATATATATCCTCATCTTGTTCATTCTGTAATAAATATGTAGCAGCTTTAATAGAGGCACACAACACAATTAAATGGTCAACTTCATTTGGAATTGCTACAGGAGAAGATTCAGAGTCTGGGTCATAATTTAACGAATTCATATTTAAATAAGAGATTTTTATATATGTGGGGGTGTCATTAATGTGTTCTAAATGTGTTGGAAGGGCCTTTACTGTCTGAGCAGAAGATGGGCCATTAAGTCCAACGGTCGCAGGTTGAATATAATATACAGGGTCAGAGATAGTTGCATATTTAACGCTACTAGACTTCGCAGCCTCGAATGCATCAATATGATTTATTTCCCTGCACTCGAAAATTTTATCTACATTCACAAAGGTAGCATCAGTAGAGAAAATAACACCTAAAATTGGCTCAGAAATTGCTTCTCCTGCATATGAAAAAGCAACTGCTGTTTGAGTTGCATATCTAAATTTTTCTGTTCTTGGTATAGAAGAATAAACCTCTCTTATAGAATCTTGTATCCAATCTTGTATATAAGTTTGAATAGTGGCCCCTGAAGTATCTATGCCCGTTAATGAACTTATTCTTGAATCTAATGTCGCCATCTTATTTTCTCATTTTCTCTATAGATTCATCCATAGTTGTAGTGTTAAATTCTAATTTAGTTGTCCCACTCCAAGTTGTACGCATATTTACATAATTTTTAGTATTATTACGTGTCAATTCAAATTCATGGTCACAAGAATTAGGTTTAATAACCTTTTTACATTTATCACAATAAATAAAAATTGCCATTATTTTACATTCAAATAATAATTTCTTAATTTTTCAAAATGCTCGCTTGAGTCTGGTCTACTCATTGCGTCTTCAAGTAAATTGTTAAATTTAAGCCATTCTTTAGCAACTGAATCTGCTTTTTCATCGGCCATAGGGCCATGCAAATCAGTTCCCGGTCCATAATGTTTTACGTAATTTACTATTTGTGAGAGAGTGGAATTTTCTAGAAACTCTATCATTTCATCTGTAACAGAATATTTAGTTGGCATCCCCTGTCGACCCGATTCTTGGGCCATACTTTCTATTACACTTTCTGGAATCTCCCCACCATTAACATATTTTCTAATTATTCCTCCACCTTCGTATCCCATTCCTTCCTCAACAGGTGCTTCCATTTCATCAAGACCTAAATCTGGAATTTCAACATCAGGAGCAATAGGCTCTCCATATTCAAAATTATCACCCATTGGAGTTGTTGTTTTCCTATCCATTGCATTTGAAGCAGGATAATTATATTCAAGTTCCCAACTAGGGTTACTGTCAGCTATAGTTGATGCTCTATTTATACCTTCTTCATTATAAGGTTGTCTAGAGACAACATCACCACTTACTTTATCTTTTACTGTTGGCATTTTAGCCCCTCCTTTTTGCAGCATCTATCACTGGAACAGTATAATTACTATCCTTGCTTTTATGCTTTTTAACTATTTCGTAATCATCAGGATTTTGATTTAAAGCTAATAAATTCTCTTTATGCTTTCCTGATGCGTTATTTTTGTTCTTATTAATAATAATTTCACCACCTTCTGCTTCAATGAGTATTCCTCCTTTAGCATGAGATGAGCCAATCAATTCACCACCTTTTGGATATTTTTTCTTTTTATACATTATAAATAATATGCTATAACACTACCGCTATCTAACTCAATAGAAGCAAATTGTCCGTAAATAGTTGCGCCTGATGGAATTTTAAAAGTAGCTGGTATAGTTGCTGTTAACCATGTTACATCACATTCTGATGTGTCTACTACTGAATCTTCCAAGGCTGTTAATGCAATAAATGGTCCTGTTATTTCAGCTGTTCCATCTATTATAATTGCTCCATTTTGCCCTAATTGATGGTTTTGAGCTTCTATTACTGTAAAATTACGTATTCCTTTTGCCATTTTTACCTCCTGCCCTAAGCACTGACTATGCATGAATGGGCTCGTTAAATTTTAAAGTTATGTTACTTGTAGATTCGGGGGTTACCCTTTATACGATAACCCCCATAGTTCTACAAACTATTAAGCTTTATTGATTTAGCTTATTCATTACCTATACATTAAGAGAATATATGAGTTGCTGTGCCATCACCAAATGTGTCGCCACTAAGAACCCATTTAGATTCTGATATGCATTGGAATTTTACCATACCACCGATAAATCTTCCATCTGAATCTGCATCCATTGTAAGAATGTAGTCAGCTGCTGCTGGGAAATTCCAGCCATCAGTATCTATATTTTCATTTAACGCTTTAACAGTTCCAAGATGGTCCTTATCATGTATTGCAACAGCACCTTGATAAGTATCTGCACTTGAAGCAGCTGTTATTGTTAATGTACCAGTAAAGGTAGTCCCTATATGAAACTCATATACTAAACCAGCCTCTGCAGCTGGAAGAGTAATTGCTATTCCTGCTGCTAGATTTAAATCATAAACTGTACCTGAATCTGCTGCTAACACAGTATATGTTGCAACATCAATATTTACAATTTTTTGATTAGTTTCACCATAGTCACCACTATTTGAATTTAATCTATCACTTCTCATTCATAACCTCCTTAAATCGCTTCAAAGTTGTACAAACAATGTGATTCTGGAAGAGTTATTTCAAGACCTGCTTCTGTAAGAATCATGTCTTTACGTAAATCTTCATCTGCTTGTTGTACGTTTGTTATAATGTGAGTATCACGATTTATACCATTTCCTACAAGAGGTCTATAACTGACTTTACTCATGTCAACTATAGCCATGTAAGAATTAGAAAAACCTCTAAATAAAGGTTCTCTAACTAAGTTTAAATCGCCGTGAATAGTATTAATTGCAAGTAGCTTATGTCCATAAGAACCGTTCACATACTCTTTATCAATATTATATTGTTGGTATGTGTTAGCATCATTAGTTTCTTTAATTAAACCACCTGCTCCGAATTTATTAAATAAACTCATTACAGGAAGTCCAGCTAAAGCTAATTTAGCAGATGAACCTCCACGAGCTGGGTCATATATAACTTCAAAATCAGTAAGAAGTCTATCATAAGTAAACTCCCCTTCTGCTAAAGTTCTATTATATGAAACTCCGGGAGAATATGATAAATTCCCATCTCCAGAAGTAGGGGCAGAATTAGCAACTATGTGCCCTACCATTCCTTCTGAATATTGAATTCCATCTACTCTTGCTCGTTGTCCAAAAAGCATAGCTCTTTCTATATCTACTTTATGCTCTCTTAGTTTTAAGTTCCAGATTCGTTGCCATTCATTTGCATATCCTCTGTAATTTGTCGCAATTGCAGTATTCGTCATTTCTGCGGCCGTTTTAAAGATTTGAGTATAACCGAAGTCATCATCTAATCCTTTTGACCAAACATCAGGAGAACCAGTACCTTCTTCAAAAGAAGTACCTATAACTTGACATTCATTATTATTTGATAGAACATTATACCCTGTACTAAAATCAGAACTTGGTAATGATACTATCCTACCTGTGAATGTATTTGAACTTCCTGCGTCAGTCACAGCACTATCAACTCTAACTGTTACATAAGCATTTCCAATCGCAGCGTCTAAAACTTGAACTGCGAAAACCATACCCTTTTGAAGCCAATTAACATCAGTTGCACTACCAGAAGAACTATCATCAACAGTAAACGCATATTGTAGACCAGCTGTTACAGCTGATTCTCCATTTACGTGTGCTGCTAATTGAAAAGTTCTAGTAGTCCAATCGATTTTTGACCGATTCTCTAAGAATCTAAAAACAGGGTCGGTTGTCGATGCTTTCGACATCTTACTTAAATATACAAAAAATGGAGACTCGTCTGGTGATAATTCAGCAACTCTATCGCCAAAGTCATATAAACGTCTTTGGTCAGGGGCTTGGCCTACGCCAGCCGTAGTGGCTGCTGCTGTAATGTCAGAACTTTTAAGTTGTCCCGCTGTAATTGCCATATCGACACTCCAAATTTAACCCTCTATCAACTGTATAAACCTTCAAGTAGGGCTGTTATTTAATTAAAACTTGTTATTGTCGCTGGCGCCCATAATCCCTTTCCACATAGTTTCATCGTCTGAATCAGTTTGTGGTGTTTGACCATTTAGAATACCTCCAGTAGTTGGACTACTTTGAGTTGTTCTAACATTTTCAAGAGGGCTTTCAGCGTCAGCTGCCGTAAAAGCTCGATACATTTTAAGAATACCATCAATACCATATTCAGAAGGGTCTTTGTCAGCAAACTCAATAAAGCCATTGATTTCTTCAGGCGACATTCCACGAGACTGTAATTCGCCTCTGAGTTTAGTCATAGACTGTTCCTGTTCTAATCGTGCTGTTTGAGCACCAACTTGTTGATTCACTTTTGAATTTATAGTACTTTCAAGTTCTTGTTCTCGAAACTTAAACGAGTCAGACTTTGGGTCATTATAGGCTTCCCATGGGTCAAAATCTTTAGGTCTTTCAACCTTTGGTACTTGATTGGCATTTGGCTTTCCAGATAACTTTCCCTTGATATCTTCAACGATATCAGGTCTAGCCTGAAGAACTTTGCCAAGTTTCTCATACTGTTTAAGATTTTTATTTTCCTCAAAGAGTTTATCCTTTTCAGACTGAAAATATTTCGCCTGACTTTGCCAAGAATTCTCTTGTTGGTCTCCACCTTCGTCTTGCCCTGTGATTTGACCTTGGTTATCAAGATTTTCACTATTCATTTTTTTCTCCTTTTTGATGTCTTTTGTTCAGTTTGACTACGCTATTTTTTTGCTTTGTCGTCTTCGATAGCATGTTTACGTAATCTCTGTTGTTCTAGTTTCACCGCATCATTCAGTCTACCGACTTGAATTTTTGAGTTGGCCTTTTGGCCTAATTCTACTTCTTTTAATCTTCCTTTAAACTTTTCTACCTCAACTTTTTGGTTAGATTGCACAGTTTCTCTTTGAGCTGTTTGTAAATCTCCAGAAAGGTTTTTAATTTGTTCTTCAGCTTGTTGTAGCATATTTTGTAATTTAGCCATTTCATCTGTCCTTTGTAATACTCCTGCCTTATCAAATATTTCTGTTTTCTTAAGCGCTTCAAATCTATCAATCATACCTGCTTGATATGCTTGCATATAAATTTCCCATTCACCCCATTTATTTGAAGGCATTGTTGAGTTCCCTATTACACGAACATCAAATTGACCTACAGTTAAATCATTTTCAATAGCTTGCAATTCTTGGTTTTTATCATCATATAATCTTTTATTGACAGTATATTCTGTTAAGTCATTATTAGGTTGCACAATTCTAAATGTTTTTTCAAAATTATAGTGAGATTTAGATAAATTATAAATACACCTACCTAACCTTCTTAAACTTCCTTCTATGTCTCTTAATTTAGAACGACTTCTTCTTTGCCCTAAATCTTCCATCATCATTGTAGCAGAATAAGTTCTAGGCGCTGCTTCGCTTTGCCCTTGCATCATTTCAAATATACCCATATTTAAATCAATATATCTCTCAATAAGTTGTGGTAATTGCATTATTGAGGAAGCTAAAGGCTGAGGCGAAGGAAAATGTGGTTCCCCAAAAGACGGGTCATATTCTATGGTAGCGTTAGGATTTGCCCAATCTCTTTCTAACTCTTCTATATCATGGACACTTCCTTGTGGAATTAAGAGTTTGAGTCCAGAACTTGCTTGTGCGTGTGATGTGATAAGTGACACCACCTTATTGAGGAACCTTTGAAAATCTTTATTCTTTCTAACATCACTCATTGGATATGGAGTGTTAGTCCATATATTAGGAACAGGAACTATAGGAAATATATCTGTTTCCAATATTTTTTCATATAGCACTATTTGTCCTAAAATGCATGTTAATTTAATTCTTGTTTGAGGTATTTCAACAAAATCAATTAATTTTAATTTAATTTTTCTTTTTACAATAGGGTCGTTAATAAATTCTTGAAACTTTTCAGGTGATATAATTGTTTGTTGCCCAGTCTCTGAATTGGCTATACGATAATAATTAACCTTTATTTTTGAATAATACTCAATAAGTCTATACTTTTCAGCTCCTGCACCAAAATCATAATCTTTAACTACATCAGGAGTATAACTTCCTTTTGTTCTTGAATTGCCAGCGCTAGGGTAATCATCATCATCTAATTCAGATTCTATAGAGTCAATTAAAGGTTTATCTTCTCCTTCAGGTATTTCAAGTAATTCAGGATATAAATCACCTAATTGAAACTTTGTAAATATTGTAGATACCATAATACCCGAAGCATCATCAAAATATCTATGTCTAGCATTAGGGTCAACAGCTACTCTGAAAGGATTTAAATGAGTAAACTTAACTTCTCCACGACCATAATCAGATTCTTTATCTACATATGCATAAAAATACCCAAGACCCGTAACAGCATAATCATGTATGACTTGCTTAAAAGTTTCGTCTCCATCAGATATATCCCATATATATTCAAGTATAGTTTGCCATACTTTTGAAACTCTTACATCAGAATCTTCTCTTGCAATAGCAGAGAATTTAGGGGGCTTTGAAGTAACAATAGCTTTAAACTGCTCTATAGCAGAATAAAGCCTATCCATTGGAACAGAAGTCTGATTCCTTGTTTGAAGTTCGTCTAATTCGTCAGCAGAAAAATGATTGCCGAGATAAAAATCTATATCATTTCGTGCATCAGTATCCCAATCTTTACGTGCATCAGTCCACCTTCTGTACAATTCTTTTATATATTTTACTGTACTATCTTCTTTAATCATGCCTAATAATATAAAAAACTATTTGCCTAAAAACTAATAATATATTAAATTCTTGCCCCTGTTACCCAATTATACTTCTTTTTCCTTGAAACCCACCTGCCATTCTTCTTTATTTTTTTACTTTTTCCTGCTTTTGGATTGCCTCTTGCAAATTGTGTAGAAAGCCAAAAAGCATCAATTGTATCATCATGCGAGCCTTTAGGAAAATCAAGAAGTTCACCAATAAATTCATGCATATCCTTTTTTAAATGAACAGCCCCAGCTTTAAACATAGGCTGCAAACCTTCAAATAATCTATCTTTTTTCTTTTGTTGTCCATAACCTTTTATGCCTTTTTCAATACCAGGCAAGAAAAATCCTTCCTTTTTACTTCTTTTCATTACATAATCTCTAAGCATCTCTTGATATGCTATTGTTTCAATATTTATTCTTTTAATTGGCTTATATCGTTTTGCGATTTTAAATATCTCATCGGCACACTCCATTGGTAAGACTCTTTTTCTCCAATATTCAAGAACATAATAATCATAATCAGCAGTAACACCAATAACCATAATAACACTATAATCATTCCTAACCCCAAGTGTCGAAGCAGGGTCAACACCGATATAAATATTAATGTATTCTTTCCTATCATCCAAATGTTTGATATACCATGAACCAGTGTCTTCTTCAAATCTAACATAACCTTTATAAAAGCCATTTGTAATATCCTCCTCATTAAAGATTTCATCTTCAGGTGATTTGGCTTGATTCATATATTCTTGATAAAATTTAGCTGGAGTTCCTGAATCTATATAAAATTGTTTTCTTTCTTGTAATTTTGGTAAAGGCCAACGACTTGGCCATAAAGGTTGACCATTTTCTAATATCGCCTTATAAGATAAAACATCCCAAGAATAATCTTCACCTGTATTATCAGCATCCTGCTTTCCTTTTAATAGGCCATTAAGGAAACTATCATAATGTACCACTGTTCCATTACACCATAAAAACCCACCTTTATCAAAATCTATCGCAGGATACACAGCAGCAGTAACCCAATTCTTAATTTGAAGTCTTGATTCTGGAGTTTTCGTATTTAACTCTGATTCAAAGTCATCAAGTATCATTCCTGTATATCTTGTAGATAATTGCTTTTTTCCTCTTAATCTTTGTGATGTACCCTTTGCAATCATTCTACAGCCATTTTTTAATATAATTTCATTCTTTGTCCACTTATTACCCTCAAGGTCTCCAAAATAATAATGAATAGCAGGATTCTCTAAAATATGATTAGCTATCCAAGCCAAGTTATCACAAGCTTGGTCTTGAGCTTCACCTATCCAACATATAAATTCAGGAGATTCTTTTGTTGCAAACAAGAATCTATGAAGCACTGCTGTTGATGCTAAAGTTGATTTTGCATGGTCACGAGGCAAAACAAGAGCTAATTGCTTATTTTCCTTGTCAATTAGTCTTTTACCCACTTCCACATGGAAGGGGGGCGTCGCAGACGCCAAAAAATCCTGTGGAGAAAAAAGTTTACCGAAGGCAATCAAGTCCTTATAAGCTATCTGTAGAACCTTTTCCTTTTCGGAAACATTCCCATTAAGGTTCAAATTAGCCATTAATAGTCCCTAAGTTCAAAATGTGGTAAATCTTTAAAGTTTGTATCCTTTACTTCTGTGTTGTCGTTCCAGTCGCCTCCCCAGCGTATAGGTATCCCTAATTTGAATGCAACTCCCTTAACAAAGCCTGCAAAGTAGTACATTCTGTCTGTATCTTTCCAATCTATAGGATAAGGCACAACATCCACAGCATTTGAAGGACTAGCATTATGGCGTCCATTTGGGTACTTAAGCTTACTTTTTCCTTCATCAAAGTACTTATTTTGTTCTTCTTTACCTCTATGGCCTTGAATTACAGTACAATCAAAATATTTAATCACTTGATTGAATAATTCTTGTAAATCTTCATGGCAAGTGTCAAGATTTCCTCTTGAACGTCTTCCAAATCTAGGCATTATGCTTCTCCTCTTATTTCTTCTGCACCCATTAAATCGATGACTCTTTCGTTAAAATCGAATTCAGTTCTACAAAAAGGGCACAACCAACCAATAACATCGTCTCTATCATCCAATAACCCAACTCTTTTACTTATATCCGAATTTAGGTATAAATTTTTATCGCAAGCAGGACATAAATCCTTCAATTTGCTATTTTTTTTCTTTATGGGCGATAATTTCTGTTTTTGGTCCATTATTAAGTGCCTCCAGTTGCTCAGGTGAGAACCCAGCCCACACTGTAAGTTGTTCTTTCTTTTGTTCTGTGTCAAATAGTCCTGATATTTTAGATAATGCATCCAAAGAACGCAATTTGTCAGTATCTCTCTCTGATAAAGCCACAATGTCTCTATATTTGCCTATTATCCACTCAGGTGTAACACCTTCATTAGCTAAAACTTCTTTAATTTCTTCTTTTATCATATTTTGAACACTTTCCTTTTGTAATAATCTTTGAGTCTTTTCTTTAATATAAGAATCTTTTGTAGCTTTTGGGTAAACTTTCTTAAAAGCTTCAATTGTATCAATGCCAGCAGCTACATATCTAGCAAATAATACCTCTCTTGAGTTTTGTTTATTTTTTTTCCAATTTTGTATTGACTTGTAATTTCCAGAAAAAGAATAGATATTCTCTACAATCCCTTCATCTCCAAGCATTTTAACTTTCATATTGTCAATAATGAACATTCCGAGCACAGTCCTTACAAATGTCTTTATTCCGATATGGCCTTTCTTAAGAATTTGGCAAATATAACCATCATCAGAAAGAATCCAATCACCTTCATTAGCATGACGCCAATTTTCAACATATAAAGTACCAGGCTTTATTGCTTCCAACTCTTTAACATTATCATAAAGATAATGATAAGAACCTTTTATGACTTTGAAATCCATATTTAAAATATACTTCCAAAAAAAATATTTGACAAGAATTAAAATATTGTTATATTAAGACTCTTGCATATATGTAAATTGGTTAAAGACTTGTTCCGTATATGTTTACTTGGCTAGAACAAGGGGTAACAAAGCCACAACGCAAGTCGAAGGTGAATAAGCGTGTTAAAAGTCAAAGCAGACTAAAATATAGTCACCCATTTCAAGAAGTGCTTTATTCTTGATTGTCCTCTTCAGGCTCCGAAGAAACAAGGACAGGACTACCACTCCACATCTCAGTGGAGGGGGTAGATAGTCTCTGTCCCATACTCACCAAAGAAACAAGTATAAAGTAATGTAACAGTCAATTTCCTAAAAAATTTTCCAAATTTCAAAAAATAGCGTTAGAATGAGTGAGAGGGTTTTTTATGCAAAAGCCCACCCCCAAGTTGGCTCGAGGGGGAGTTGGGATTTGGTTGAAAAATTGGTTAGTAATTATAACAATATATCCATCATTTAGAATAGAGAGAGTAATTAAGGGCAACTAATAACCTAATGTCCTATCAATATAATTTAAATAAAAGAAAAACGCCCAACTAATAAGTTGAGCGTTTCAAGGTGGGCTAATAGGTGGGCTATATGATACGAGGCCTATATCATATTATTATATCTTAGTATTATAACTACAATTACAAGTATAGTGAATGCTAATTCCTTC